TGCCGTTCCTGGAACTCGATCTAAGCCCACACTTTGTGGCTGCAGTTCCCGTTACTGATGCCGGGGATAGCTGGGGCCCTCAAGCTCCTCCAGTCGAGCCCTATTGGACCCTGCTGTTTTTCTTGGATGACGGGTCCTCGGTTAGGGCCTTCCAGCCTGAAGATGATATTTGGGCGCCTCAAATAGCGCCACAAAACTGGCCTCAGGCCACCCCGGTCTTCTTTGATACGGATGACAACGTCCCTGAATTTGTTGCTGCTGAAGACCCACTATGGTTGCAGTTGGTGCCTCCGGTTCCGGCTAGTTTGCAGTGGCCTTGGCCCTGGCAGTTCGAACAGTTTGAGTCAACCAACCTCGTTGCGTTTACAACAGAGGAGTACTGGCAGAACCCATCCCCACCCGTCCCAGATGGCCTGTTGGCGCCGTGGCCATTCGTATTCGAGCAAAACGAAGCCGCGAGCAATCTAGCCCTTCCAGTCCTTGAAGAGACTCTTTGGCAGAATCCCGCGGCGCCTGACCCGGGCGCGCTTAGAACGCTCCAGCAGTGGCAATTCGAGCAGAATGAGTCGGCGGGTGCGCTCTATATTCTGCGGGATGAAGACTTCTGGGCCAATCCAGTTCCACCAGTTGCTAGCTATCCCGTTCCTGGTATTTACTTCTGGATTCAAAGTGGGAGCGCGGATGAGACCATTGTCCAGCAGTCCCAGGCCACAATCGACGAGTTATACTGGGGACAGTTTATGGCACCCAGCGTGCCTCCGGTTGCACCGTCGATGCAACTGCTTTTCCCGTATCAGCCAGATCCCGAGGAAATCCCAGCCGGCAGCCTGTTCCCGTTTGTTCCACCACCGCCGCCGTTCTGTCCTCTGCCGCCCAGTGGGCCAGATTCTGATATTAAGATGAGCAACTTCAATACTACGGGTGGGGGCCCGGTCTTGGCGCTATTTTGCCGTATTTGTAATAGCGGCAACCCGCTTGTGGTCAGAGCAGATTATGCTATCTGGTGCCAGGATTGCTGTGCGTTCGTGAGCAAGCAGGACACCTACATGGGCACGACGCGGGCTCCAGGGGCCTTTAAGGCCCGCTTCTAATGCGTTTCTAATGGCCACCAATGACCAAATTTGCGACGTCTGCCGACTGCTCGATGGAGATCTTACCCCAAAGGCCTGTCGATATTGTAAGGTCTGCGAGGCCTGGCTTTGCCAGCGAGACCAAAACGATTGGGTCCGCCGGGCCAAAGCCTTTTTGAAAAGCGGGAGGAAATAGTGTTTAAGAAGCCGGTGGAGGATTGTCATCGCTAACGCACTTCCAACAACCGGGGCATCGCCGGGAAACATACGGCAGACCTTGGGTACAAATTATAACACCCCTGTGGGCCAGATGATCAATGCCCCTGAAGCCGACTTTGGTCAAGCGGATGATCAAGCGCGGGCAAAGCGGGCCAAGAAGTTGCAATTCGTTTCGGCTGAATTGAAGAGAATGCGCTTTTTCCGCCGCCAGTACGATTTGCGCCGGGCGCATTACTACCGCCAATATCTGGGCCAACGCGACGACAAATTTTATCCCGACAATGTAACCAAGCGTTCCAATACCTTCGTGCCCTACCCCTTTAGCACCGTCGAAAACATTGTGGCACGAACAATGGATGCCTTTTTTTCAATGGAGGATTGGTTCGAAGTCAAGGCCAACCCGCCTTATAGCCAAGAAGAGCAGGCCGATCAGATGCAATTGGCCCTACGTGACAGGCTACACAAAGCCGACTTGCTTTCGGCAGTTGAGCAGTTGGTACGCAACCTAGTCATTTATGGCCAGAATGCCGTCAAGGTAGATTGGGATTTCGGAACCACCACGGTTGTAAGCCGGGAGCCTATTTACTACCAAGAACCTGTAATGCAGCCTCTCATGGGGCCCAACGGTCAACCCGTTATGGGTCCGGATGGCATGCCGGTCATGCAACCCGTGGTGGATCCCCAGACGGGACAACCAGCCACGCAACCTGTACTTGGGCCAGATGGCCAGCCTATGATTCAAGGCTATCGGGCCAAGCAGGAACAAGTGCCAAAGGCCTGTCCCAGATTCACAGTTATTGATGTCTATGATTATCTATACGATCCCGATGGAGCCTACGAGGCTCATCTGACGGAGCGCACATGGCGAGAACTGCGAGAGGAACAGGCCGCCAGTTTGCAGGCCATGCAGGCCGATCCCAACCGCCAACCGGCTTATTTCCAGGAGGGCCTGGACCAGCTGGAAGGCCGCTTGCGTAATGAAGAAAACGCCGACGAAATCGTGATAAGGCTGGCCGAGTTCTGGAATCGCAACGATAACACCTGGACCATCATGACCTTTGGCGAAGATCCAGAGGGTATCAGCTTCAAGGATGTAAGGGCCAGTTTCCGTGCCACGGCCTACAGCCCCTATAAGCGGCGCATCTATGGCGGTGAAACCATCTTGCTATTTGATGGCGACAACCCCTTTTTCCATAAGCGCTCGCCCATTCTTCATACAGACTTTATCAAGCTGCCCAATGAGGCCTTTGGCCTGGGGGCCATCGAAATCATATCGGACCTAAGCGAGAGCCTAAACAGGTTCGTCAATATGATTGCCGATAACTGGAATATCGGGATCAACCATCGCTATGCCTACGACATAAACGCCGAGATTGATCACGAGAGCCTACAACGCTTCAATGTACCAGGCGGTTTTGTTGGCACGGTCGGCGACCCTTCTAAGGTAATCTTTCCATTACCGCAGTTTACGCCTGCGCCGGGAGATTACCAAATTTTGGAGATCTACCGGCCCATGATTGAGATGGCCGCGGGTGTAAGCGACTTCTATAGTAAGGGTGTTGGTGGATCGGGTGGAAACAAGACCGCCACGGGCATTCAACAAATTATTGGCGAGAGCAATTACCGCCTCAAGATGTTTATCCGCAATCTTGAAGTGGATATACTACAGCCCCTCTTGGAGATGTGCGCCAGTATGATCCAGCAGTTTGTGGATAAGCCCTGGGATGCCGCAAACCCCAAAGCCGACGTACCGGGCCAACCCGCCACGATCACCGTGGACCCCAAGATGCTTATTGGGACCTATCAGTTCAATATTGTTGCGGCTAATTACGCCACCAGTAAAATTGTAAGACAGCGCAACCTGATGGCCCTGGCCCAAATCATAAAAGACAACCCTTTCATCAATATGCAAGTCGCCACCCGAGAGCTGCTAAAGACCTTCGAGATTAAGCACATTGATCAGATTATGAAGTCCGAGCAGCAGGTTCAACAGGAGCAGCAGCAACAGATGCAAACGCAGATGATGATGCAACAAATGCAGCACCAACAGGAAATGGATAAAATTCAAGCCCAGGGTCAAGCCGATGCACTTGTTGCCAGTGTCAGTCCTAGTCCCATCGCTCCTAGCGGCCAGCCTATTGGCGGTGGGCACGTTCCTAACAATAACCCGTCTTCTGGAAAGAGCACAGGCCCACCTGCCGGAAAAGGAAGCGGAAGAGGTCCAAAAAGCGGTAGACCAACTAAGGCGCAACACGAGGGCCGCATCCCCGGAGAGGGCCCCACGTCAATGATGAAGAAGCTCGGGGGTCAAATAGGATCGCAGGGCATGGGCCTGGGACAGCTTGGGAACCTGCCGCCATCAGAATAGAGAGGGAGTAGCGTTATGGAATGGAACGACTTTCACAAATCATGGAACCCACCGTGTGGCGATGTACCACTAGCACAATTAGATCCCCCAGGTCTAATTGATAAGAAGTTCTCACCCACATCTGTCTATCAATTCCCGTGGTACTTGCGCTTTCAGTGCCTGTGGTATGGTTTTAAATGTTGGTGGAAAACGGGGCAGTGGCCAATTCGTGTTTTGTACTTCTCCAAAGAACACGGCCTCGATAAGGAGCTTTTTCCGAAAGTTCTTGCCGAAGTTTGCAAAAATCCAAACGCGTACATCAATAATAGCGTATGGAGCAGGCCCAAAGACCTCAATATGGATGCGGATATGGATGCGCTATTCCCAGAGGAAGTTAATGCCTCAAAAAACTAAAACTACCAAAATAGTCTTGGTCGAGGTTGACAAAAACGATACCAAGCCCCTGGGTACGCCCAAGGAACTTACCGGCGCCATCATCAGTCTCAGTGGACAGCTGGGATTCCAGGAGCTGCTCCGCCGATTTAGGGTGGCGCGGGCCTTGCTTCGCAGCCGATTGGAACAGAACTCCGAAGACGCTAATCGCCGCCAACTAAGGGCCCTTATCGAGGCCTATGGCTTCGTGGAGCGCCAGCTTAGGCAGGAAACCGGGCGACCCGTGGAAACGCCCCGTGAGGCCTATGCGGATGAACAAAAAGAGTATGAACGCCTGGCCCAGTTCGTCGAAGTCGTGGGCCGAAGTGCCAACTAACAGTGCGGCCGACACTTTAGGCACACGTTATTATCAGCTGCGGAAAAGTTGCTGTTTGGAGCTCAATATTACGCTTTGCCTAGCGCACCTAACGCAGCGTATCAAGTCGGGTTGGACGCTTGATAAGGACCGGGGAGCGGATTCGCAGGGCTGTTACGATTGTAAGGTTGACCGTGCCCTATAAAAACATTGAAGATAAACGGCGTGCCTCTCGGCGCTACGCCGAAGAACATAAAAATGAACGAAAAGAGCGGGACAGAAAATGGAGAGAGGCAAACCCAGATAAGGTAAAGCAACGCTCCAAAAGATGGCGAGAAAATCACAAAGAGGCGACAAAAAACTATAGCTATCGTCGCAAGTATGGAATAACGCGGGATGACAAAGAAGCCATGTACCGGGCCCAAAACGGTCTTTGTGGAGCTTGTGGTCTACCGTTGCCAGAGGACTTTCATGAAGCCGACACGGATCATAACCATGTTACTGGTAGGGTAAGGGCCCTACTCCATCAACGTTGTAATCTGGTAGAGGGGATTGAAACAAAACATCCAGGCACGTTGATCAAAATTCTTGAATACAAAAAGCGTTGGGAGGCAGTCGAACAGATTTTACCGCCACAAGCGGAAGTTACACCACCCACAAGGTAGGAGAGTAAATGGATACGCAACAAGTAGTTCCAAACGAAGCCGAGACACTGGCCATCGCGCCCGTGCCTCCGCCGCCTTTGGAACAGCAACCGATAGATCCAGGAACACAAACCTGGAATCCGCCCACGGGAGATGACGATTTTGATAGTCTCTTTCAGCGGATAGGCATTGATGGCGAGTCAATCGCCAACAGCAATGCCATTTCTGAGGTTCCGACAACGGAAGCCCCAGAACCTGCACCTCAAGCCCCGCCGGCAACTCCAGAACCCGCGAAGTTTGAACTAAAAACCAAAACGGGTACGGTCTACAAGACCATGGAAGATACGGTTAAGGGCATTGAGACAAAAGACAGAACCATTGACCAATTACGGTCAATGCTAGCCGCGGTAACGGGCGAGGATCCTCTTAGCAAGTCTGGCATCAAACCGGGACAGACAACTGCCCCACAGAAGCCAGTTAGCTATCTGCAGGACGACGTGCGTTTCGCGCAAGACCTCACACAAGCCGCAGAAACGGGCCAAAAAACAAACGATTGGAAGCCCTATCGCAACACTCTGGGGCAGTTCGTTTATGAGGTGGTCCAGAGTGCGGTTGGGCCGTATATGCCTGTGGTCCAGAATGTTGGGAAGCAGCAGGCTCTCGAAACGGTTTCGAGAGATGTGCCTGAATTCCGCAGCTTTTATGGAACTAAGGAGTATCAAGAGGTCTTGGAACGACGACCCAAATTGGCCGGCTATATTAAAACCCTTGAAGACAATCCCACAATGCAAGAAGACCTTGCAGAGCAATTTAAAGATGTGTGGAATGATCATCAGGTGCGTAAGCTGGTCGAGCTGGCGTCCAAACCGGCACCAGTATCCCAAAATCCCACGCCTAGAATGCCCATTCAAACCACTCGAACTCCAGACTTCAAACAGGAACCCAACGACGGAATGCGGCGCCAGACACCGGTGGCTAAACCCACCCTGGCCACTGCTGAAGGTCGGAAGGCCCTGATTGAGGAATTGGAGCGTAGAGGCTTGGCGGATGTGCACTTTTAGTAGCAGGGTAATTCTAAAGGAGAATTACTTTGGCAGACGTCATCACAGTTACTGCTGGGAGTGCGGGGCAAGCAGGTTCTACAGCAGCCGAATTGATCACGTACATGTCCGCAAGACTTTTAGAAGTTGCGGAACTTAATACAATTCTTGATCAGTTTGGTGACAAACACCCGTTGCCCGCGAATTCGTCCAAAACGATTCGCTTTACCCGTGAAGAGAAACTATCTGTCGCGGCCACTCCTACGCAGTTGTCAGAAGGTGTTCCGCCCGATGCTTCGGCGATCACCATTAACCAATTTGAAGCCATTACGGAGCAATATGGAGCACTTGTCCGTCTCTCCGATTTGGCGGAACTCACAGCGCGCCACAATCTTGTGGAGCGTAATTATGGTGCGCTCCTAAGCGTCATACACTAAGACCATATACGTCCTCGGCCTCCAAGCCGCGGAAACGTATGACCAGCTCATTAGAACACTAGGTGAGCTCTAAATCTAACTATATCGGAGAACACCTCATGCAGGCAACTCCGAGGAAAGTACGCAGTGTCGAAAACTAACTGGGCATATCTGGCAGCTCTTTACGATGGTGAAGGCTGTTTTCATATATGCAAGCAGCCACAGACAAAGGGTACCGGTTTTAGTTATCGACTTGACATGCCGATTGCAATGAGCAGCCTTAAAACTATGAAATGGCTTGTTGCGAACTTTGGTGGGTCCTACACTCTAGTAAAGAAAGATACTCGGTACAGGTCCGCGAAACAAATGTATCGCTGGCTTCCGATGGGTAGTAAGGAAAGAAAAGAGCAGCTTATTCTTGGCTTTCTCCCCTACCTAGTAGAGAAAGGTGACCAGGCCTTAGTTGCTATTCAGTTCGTCCGTTTGGACCGCAAATTCCACACGGAAGAGCGTGAAAAGCTCTATCAACAGCTTCGGCAGTTAAAGCGAACCTCCGTAGAGACTGATACGCTAGACTCAGAGGAATCTGAGATGATACAGTCCGAACTCCAAGGCGACTTGGAGAGCACTCCAGAGATGACTCTGGCAGTCTAAACACCCTTGCTATAACGTCCTCAACGCCGGCACCACGGTTTATCGTCCCAACAACAAGTCGTCCGATACCGCACTTGTGGGTTCGGATGTTGTGACCGCGGTGGACCTCATCGAAGTTGAGGCCACTCTCAACGGAAACGGCGCCAGACCCTACGAATCGGGTTACTATGCCTTCGTGACCAGTCCGCAGCCCTATGCGGCCCTCTTGAAGGATCCTGATTTCAAGGCAGCTGCGCAATTTCGCGCGCCCGAGAAGATTTGGCGTGGCGAAGTTGGCGAACTCTATGGCTTTCGAGTCATTCGCTCGAACAGCCCGGCGTTCGCAGCTACTTCACAGGCCGGTGCTGGTCAATCCAGCTTGGTCTATACCTCATTGGCAGTCGGGCGTTTTTCCTACCAGATTAGCGACCTACAAAACCTTCGGGTCTATGTAGTTGCGCCTGGTGGGCAGGCCGACCCGTTGCAGCAAAGCCGTAAAATTGGTTGGAAATTTGCCTTTAAGTCGTTGATCACAAATCAGAACTGGATCATTGTAGTCCGTAGCTCTGGGCTCAATTCCAAAACAAACTGAGCACTTAGGATTTTATGGACCTTTTACGTTGCAGCGTTTGCAAGCGAGATTTACCAAAGGAGGCTTTTACACCATCTCACTGGATGGAAAAAGAAAATTCTCCACGGCGTTGCAAAGAGTGCGTCCATAATAAAAACCAGGAATGGTATGCGGAACATCGAGGTCATGCCCTCGCTTACATGGCCCAATACCGCAAAGAATCCAAAGACGCGGTTTTCTACGCTTATGGCGGTTACATCTGTGCTTGTTGCGGTGAGACCGAAAAGCGATTTCTTAGCATAGACCATATTGACGGTGGCGGTAACAAGCACCGCAAAGAGACTGGAATGAAGTCCGGTAGTGAATTCTATATCTGGCTTCGCTTACAGAACTATCCGGCTGGCTATCAGGTCTTGTGCTACAATTGTAATTTAGGCAAACGCCATAACAATAATGTTTGCCCACATAAGGAAAAACGAATGGCTGAATTTAAACCAAATCCACTCGGCCTGCTTAAAGGTGAAATCGTCTTTAATTCGGTGGCCGAAAAGGACGTGGGCATGGATGGTGGGGTGGATGAACGCCCCGGATTCCGTGCTCAGGTCCCCGTCAAGGAAGGTCTTGCAGGTCAGGACACTTTCAAGATGGACGCCTCAGCACCCTCTAGCCGCGCTCCCGTTGAACTCCGACGCATGCATCTTGCGGGCGGAGAAGATGTTGGAGAGGGCTCCAAGCTTCTTGAGGGATCCAATATGTTCAACGAATTCGGTGGTGGGACAGGAAAGTCCGCTGGCGAGTTCACAGAAAACAAAGCCAAGTAATTATAAGTAATTGCCTAGATACCTGGCTAAGTAAAGAAAGGTGACCCACATGGCAGTTAATAAATCGGTAGCAGCGCCAGCCTCGGCCGAGACTTCGCTCGTAGGCTTGGTGTCTATCCCGGCAACTGCTTCTACGGTTGGTGAACTTAAAACCACCGAACCGGTCACAGCTCTGCAGACGGAGGGCGGTTCAACTACGCCCTCCACTACTGTGGATGCCGTGGCGCAAACTCGTACCAACAACCTAGCAAAGGCCCGTGCAGCCAAGGCTGCCAAAGCCCAAACCAAACAGACCATTTCAGAAAGCCCCACTCCGTCCCCTGTGGCCGTATTCCAGGCCGCAATAGCAGCTGATAGCGCAGCCGATAGGTACAGCTTCGGCGAGATTAAAGAGGTTGCTAGAATTGTGCCAACAGCAGAGGAGTATGTAAAGGTCGAAATTCCCCTAGCAGATTTGTTCGATCATTCTCATCCAGGTGTACAGCTCAACCGTCATAAGTTCGAACCCGGCAAAACCTATTTGCTTCGTGGCGATGTCGCGCTGGAGGTTAAGAAACGCCTAGCGATGTTCCATGATGAACAGGTGCGCCTGCTAAGACCCAATGCCGACCGGAAGGCCCTTGCAGATGTCAACAGGGGTTCGCAGTGGACCAGTCGTAGTAACGTAGTTCCACTTGGCCGCTTAGAAGATGTCCAAGTCGGATCGGACGAGAAGATCTACACCATTGATTTTTGAAAAAATCAATGCTACATGGGAGACCCCGGCGGGGTCTCCTGTGCAGTTCTATAGGGCGTGCAATGGCGCTTAAAGCAGCAAATGGCGTGCAATTTGCGGTAATTGGCCCAGCGGGTTTTGAAATTCTCCGGGCTTTGGCCGAGGTCTCGAAACACGCAGGCCAGGATTTGACCATAACCAGTGGCACGGATGGCGTGCATTCCGGCGCTGAGGACCCGCACCATAGCGGCCAGGCCTACGATATTCACAGCCACGATCTGCTTAACAAGCAAGACATTCTAACGGCCATTATGAGTGAATTGGGGCAGCCCTCACCCAGCAGCGGAGGCCTTGTAACTGCGAAATTTTTTGGCTGGCTGGAAAACCGGGATGGTGCCAATGAGCACATGCATTTTCAATTGAGGCGGGGTCAAACTTACCCATGACAGACACACACGAGCTGGCTTGGGCTGCTGGGTTTTTTGATGGAGAGGGCTACACCGGCTTTCGCAGGGGTAATCGTCATTCAGATCCACAACGCAGAACCTACATGGGGTTAACTATCCCGATTGGTCAAAAAACACCCGAACTGCTTTATAGGTTTCAGGCAGCTGTTGGTGTGGGACAGGTCTACGGTCCCTACAAAAACGGTGCCAAAGGGCCAAACGCAACCCGTACAGCTTACAGGTACGCCATCTCCAATATCAAGGATATTAGGCAGATTAGGGAGCTACTTAGCCCGTATTTGGGAGAAATTAAAAGACAGCAGATGAATGCGGCCATTTCCGGCTGGGAAACCGCCCCGCGTCTTTCCCCTGGTCCTATTTCCAGCCGCAACCTTACGCGAGATAGTTTGGGACACTTTCAGCTTAGACACGGCCAAACATATCCATAACAGATTCCATCGCGCGTACTCGACGTATAATGAATGCCAGTCTACTTCGTAAGACACGGG